CAGCAATTCAGGACAACGTTGATGCAATTCTCAGGATTGCTAGAGAGGGCAAGACCGATACGTAATGCAATTACATACATGGATGGAAGACGCACTGTGTCGCCGTGTAAACAATGACCTGTGGTATCCACCTCTTGAAAGTTCTACACCTGAGTCGTATTACTCCATTGGTCGTGAAGTATGTCACCGTTGCCCCGTATGGGAAGATTGCTTAGACACAGGAAAAGACGAAACGTGGGGAATGTGGGGAGGACTCACACCCAACGAACGCATAGCATTACACTCTCGCTTTGCAAAGCCCAGTGTGTACAAACCGCACGGCACCTGGATGCGTTATAGACAAAGTTGCAGGTGTTCTGATTGTGTTGATGCACACAATAAACCTACAGACCCTATTAATTTAAAGGTTTTACCCAAGTGGCAAGAACCGATTGATGATTTGGAAATGCTCCGTTTCAATCTCTTGTCAACTCAGAACCCAGTAGACTAGTTTCAAGTCCTCATACCCGACTCTTGTGTTAGGTATGGGGACTTGTCGTATTGGCAGAGAGATTGGACATGAATGTTTGTAAATGTTGCCCTTGCTACCGCCCTGTTGCTTGGTTCCCTGAGTGGAACTGGAGAAGAAGGAGGTACAAGCACAACGGCTACGACAGTTCCCGCCGTGGTTACAGAGACCCCACAGACGGTGCGCTCCCTCCATCTGACACAGTACCCACCTGAACTGTCAAAGCAGATGAAGACCCGCAAAGTTCCGACCATTGGCTACTGGGACAAGGTCGCCCAGTGCGAGACCCAACAGAATTGGCAGGACAAGGGCAGGTGGGGAGGCGGTCTTGGAATGGCAACAACCACGTGGAGAAACTACGGGGGATACGAGTTCGCAAAGCACCCATCCGAAGCCACCAAGTACGAACAGATACTGGTCGCCAACAGGGTTGCAGTCTTTGGTTACCAAACCAAGAACACCTACCTGACGTTGGAGGACAGGCAGAAGAACCGCCCGTTCTTCCGACCAAGGGCTGGGTTCTACGGTTGGGGATGCATTGCCAACAACCATTACCTCAAGCCCACAAGGAAGAACATTCGCACCCCTTGATGGACAAAGGCATCATGGTCTACAATTAAATGCCATGACAAAGACAAGGTACTTATGCCCCGATTGTGGAGCATCGGTCACGGTGTATGTGCCACTGAAAAAAGCACCCACACATCCTTGCCCTCGCCATGTCAACAAGACAAGAGATTTACAAAAGGTTGATGCCAATGAGACTAACCGTAGGAGTGTCCAGCGGGGACAGGATTCCAGCCAAGAGAGCCAGTGACGGCAAGCCCCACTGGGGTGGTGCTGGTTGGGTCAGGCTTGGGCAATACCAAGAGCCCCTGAAGATACATCACGACATTGACATGGTTGTGGGGACGCTTGTGTGGAACCGTGACCACTTCTCAATTGACATCTCAGATGGCAACCAAGTGTTCGTTGACGTGGATGTCATCTACTTGCAACGTCTCATGCACGCAGGGCTGGGCGACAGAATCGCACAGGCACGGGCTGAGGGTCAGGTCGTCATAAACGACCTAGACGATTGGTATTGGGGGTTGTCACCGAGCAACAATGCGTGGTTGTCCTCTCACCCCAAAAACAATCCCTATGAGAACATCAATCACTACAAATCCGTGCTTGGTCAAAGCACGTGCGTGACGGTGTCAACTAAGTACCTCGCAGACCGCCTCAAGTCGTTCGTGCGGTGTCCAATTCATGTCCTGCCCAACACCGTTGACGTGTCACGGTTTGCTCCTGTCACACACGCTGGAGATTGTCCTGTTGTTGGGTGGGTTGGTTCCACAGGGCACAGGTCAGGAGACTTGGAGATTCTCAAGGGCATTATTGACCCGATGGTCAAGGCAGGGGAAATCAGGTTCATGCACAGTGGTTACAACCCATCGGGAAAGCACATCTCTGACCTGACAAACATTCCGCATGACAAGGTGCTCCTGAAGAAAGCAACAGACCCTGAGAACTACCACACACTGCTGAAGATGGAGATTGGGCTAGCCCCGTTGAATGATGTCCCGTTCAATCACGCCAAATCGGACATCAAACTTCTTGAGTATTCAGCCGCAGGAATACCTTGGGTCGGCTCTGCTCTTCCGTCCTACTCAGGTCTGCAACAAGATTGGGGTATCGGGAGAGTGGCTAAGAAGCCCACACAGTGGATTAAGCACGTGAGGGAATTGTGCAACCCCGAGGTCCGTGCCACAGAGGGCTCCGCATTGAGAGAAGCCGTGTGGCAACGTGACATCGGGGTGGGTGCTAAAAGGCTGGCAGAGTTTCTAAGACACCAGTGCTCGTGAAGGTCTTGTAGAGAGCCTTACGTTGGTCGGGCAAGGTGCCTGCCCAAATACCGTGAGGCTCACAGTTGGTCACTGCGAATTCGTAGCACTGCTGTTTGACGGGGCAATCCCTGCACACACTCATGGCGTACTCTGTGCGTTCCTTGCGCTCCCTGATGGATACATTCTTGGAGTTGTAGTCAAAGAAGACGCTCTTGGGAAGTTTTGCACAGTTGGTGTGGTTACGCCAGTCAATGGACATCACGTTCCGTAGGGTGGGGAGGGAGAGGTTGATTGCCTCCCCCTCCACCACATCCTTGGGAGCGGTCACGCCAGCACCAGTTCGTTGATGACTGACAGCACCTTGCTATCGGACTGCTGAACGGTGTTCTTGATGGCGTTGAGTGCGTTGCGCTCTGCACGGTTCTTGTCGTTGCCTGCAACGTGGTGTGCGTAGGTGTTGAACGCTTGCAGAACACCCAGCGCACTGCCCTGCCACGGGGCAACCATCGGGTCGTTCCTGTACATCTGACGGATGACTTCCTGCTTGTTCTCCATCTTGGAGATGGCGTGCAGGGGAACGTCACCCACAGCCCCGATGGGCATCAGGCGATTGACGATGGCGTCCCACTCACGGTCAGTCACCGTGATGGAGCCGAGCCTCTCAATCTCCGCAACGATGTTCTCGCCCATGCGGAAGACCACGCCCAGTGCGTCACGGACGTTCTGAATCTTCATGACGCTGTTCTTGCTGTGGCGGGTGCGGTGGAATGCACCGTCCTCCTTGAGCCCTGCGAACAGGGTGTTGTCGCACACGGGGACGTTGCACACCTGCTTGTAGGTGGTGGCAATGGAACCGTTGTGGCTGGTGGTTGCCAGCAGATAGGGACGCAGTTCGTAGCCCACGGTGGTGGTCAGGTTGTCGGGCATCTGGACAGGTTGTTGTCATCAATCAGGTTGGCAACGTTCTCAATGAGCCACTCGTCATACTGGTGGACGGCGTAGGACTCCTTGAAGATTCCAAGAACCGTGTTGTTGTCGCTACGGACGATGGACTTGAATCCCTTGACGGGGATGCCACCACGGATGGTCATCGGCTCCTCCACTGCACGCCAGTTGAACAGGCGACGGCGCACGTCCTCCACGGGAATTGCGCCTGGGTAGTGGTTGGGCTCGTCACCCTGGAGGTCAGCCCTGTAGTGCCATGCGATGTGACCCCGCTTCTCAGTCTGTCCAATAAGGGTGTAGTTGTTGAGTGTTGATAGTTTCTCTTTGCTCATCTTTCTTTCTTTCGTTGGTGGGGTTGCCCCCATGTGCTCACACTATCTCAAGTATGAGGGGTTGTCCAAATCCTAGGGCTACCCCATCATCTCCGTCAATAGAAGTGCTGTTATTGTCCCTGCCTCCGCACCCATGTCCTCTCCCCAGCCGTCAAGGCAGGCAGAGATGGTGGTCTGCTTGGCATTGAGAAGTTCCCACATACGCAGGTCAATGGTCGGCTTCTTGGGGTCAATGGCAGTCAGCCACCATGCCACCACGGCGTTCTTCACTCCGTAGCGCCAAGCCCTGTCCTCTGCCTGTGTGCCAGTGGTGGGTGACCACGGCATCTCGCACATGACCACATGGCTAGCGCATTGCAAGTTGAGACCCACTCCAGCGGCATCAAACTGCCCCACGAACAACTGAGCCTTGCCTGACATGAACTTCTGCACGGCAGAGTCCTTTGCCTCAGCAGTCATCCCGCCGACAACCGACACAACCCCAATGTCCTTGAAGTGTTCCTTGATAGCCTTGATGACGGTGCTATGGTAGGCAAAGGCAATGACCTGCTCACCTGCCTCCAGCAGTGACGAGATGTGGGCAATGGATGCTTCCACCTTTGCCTCGCCCAACAACTGGCGCAACTTGTTAATCTCAGTGATTACAGGAGCCTTAGATGCCGCCAAGAAAGCGTCATTGCCATAGTTCTCAAAGACCCATGCAAGGAAGTCCTCCTCAGCCTTGCGGTACTTGGACATGGCTGTCTCTGACAACTCCACGTCTAACTGGGCACGGCGTTTGGGGGGCAGGTCGTCCAGCACGTCAACCTTGCGGGTGCGGGTGTAGCAGGTGCTACGGAGCGTTTCGTTCAACTCCCCAACATTTATAGCACCGTTACTATTTGGGAACCCGTTGACCAACTGGTAGTCGCAGTAGCGAATCTGAAACTGCTTCTTGGTGCCAAACACTGGCTCCAGCCTGCCAATCACCTTAAGCGGTGAGATGAACTCACTAGGTCTGTTGGGGATGATTGTGCCCGACAGCAAAGCACAGTACCCATCCTTGGGGATGAGGTTGGCGATGCGTGTCAAAGCCTTGGTTCTGCCACTTTTCTCTGTCTTGAAGCGGTGTGCCTCGTCCACGATGATGCTGGTGTATCTGCCAGCAATTACATTCTGCCAAGCCTCCACGATGGAATCGGGGCACAGGAGGACGCTCTGCTTGGGCAACCTGCCCACCTTGCGTCCCTTGATGACCCCAACGCTAATCCACGGGGCAAACTTCTTGAACTCAGACTGCCACTGGGCAACGAGGTTTGGGGGAACCACGACCAAGACCTTGTGTCCCTCCTGCAAAGCCATGTGGGTCACGGCAATGCCAATCGGGGTCTTACCTAAGCCCATGTCCTGACAGACCAACGTCCTGCGGGTGCGTCTGACGTACTCCACGGCAGACTTTTGATACCCAAGGAGGGGCAGGTTAAGGTCAAAGTCAAGGTCAAAGTTCCGTGCTGACGAAAGGTTGAACAACTCATCATCAGGCAGAATAGGGGGCTCTAACTTCTCCAGCCTTTCTACGAACAGGTCAAGATTGGTGCGCAAAGCGGATTCGTATGAAATCTCAATCTCCGCAGTCACCTCCGAACAGTCAGTAATGGAATGAAACACACTCCACGCCCCATTCAACAGAGCCTTGTGCCCCTGACCAGCCGTGACGGGCTCGTTACAGAGGTGGCACCGCCCCTTGGACGTATTGACAAGGATGCGTGTAGCCTCCATCGGGATGTGAGAAAGTTCGGGAGTGCGTTCCACGGGGAGCATGGACAAGTAGTCAAGAAGTTCTGACGCTGACTTGAATGTCAAGCGGTCAAGTTCATTGACGCTAATCCACTCATCAACGCATCCCACCATCTCCAATGGCGTTGTGCGCTGAATGAGTGCATCCCGTATGTCCCGTTGCTGTCGGGGTGTGATGCCGTTCATGTGACCTACCTTAGTTGACTTGCGCACCGCTGTCCAAATCGTGCAGGATTGGGACAGGGGCAAACAGGTGGGGTAGTGTACAGAACATGAGAGCAAACACAACCAAAGGAACAAAGTGGACGACAGACTTGCAATTATCCTCAACGAAGCCGACAACGTGACCCTTGTTGGGTACCGCACGGCAAAGGACAAAGAGACCGCCGATTTGGAAAGAGGTTTCCCATGCGCAGGACGATGGCGTATGGATTACGTGGACAACATTGGAACATACGACAACGCCGTGGACTACGCACAGAGCCTTGCAGATGCTCTGTGGGGAACCATTGCCGTTGACGGGGAGATACTTGTTGACGGGCTACTTACGTGGCACCAAGATACAAACGCCCCCGAGATTGCTCTATGGGCAACCCGTGACAAGGACAAGTATGAGCGTGCTTGTCTAGATGCCTTCCAGCATTTGGACAGCCCCTATGTTTTCATCTAAGGTAAGGACATGAACAACAAAGAGTACGACAAAGCAGTGCAGGTCATCCACGACAACATGGATGACATCAAGACCCACGCCATGTCCATTGTGTGGGACGAGCATCTGTGGACAACTGTCAACAAATTGTGGAATAACTACCATGACGAGGAGGGTAACCCCTACGACACCTCACAGGTCTTTGAGGAACTGGACGAGTGGAATGCATGGGGCGAGTGTGCTGACCTGAACTTTGTCAGCGAGCGTCTGTCCTGCATCAAGTGCTACGCCTACCCCGTGGTCAATGGTGTCCCCAACTACTCCAAAGAGTACGAAATTGAGATTCTGAACGGAACAGAGGAGCCTTTCTAATGAAGAACGATAACTATAAGCCATTTACCGTTACTATGACCGCAACATTCATGGTGTACGCCAGCACACCCGACGACGCAGAGAACATTGTCAGCGAGGCTCTCTATCGGATGAACCTAATAGACATTCGTGTCGCTGATACCGAAACACACTGGGCTCAGGCGGTCACCGTACATGGTCATCATTCAACAATTGTCAGAGATGGTGAGAGCATGAGTGATTACGAGGCTTACCAACTGCTGATGGGAGAGACGGGCAAATGAACAATCGTGTGTACCAAAGCAACGGTGTCACCATCATCAACATTGGTGATTGGGACATTGGTGTGTACATCCACGATAATGGAGAACTGTCTGTCTACATTGACAACAACACTGGGAAGGTTCTGCCATTCCCTGAGGTTGCCGATGATGACAGGCAGTGGGCACAGCGATTTGCTCCTGAGCGCAAAGACCCTCACCGTGGCTTGCTACGGCGCAGGATGACGTGGCGATAGTCGTACGATTTGGACAACAAGACAAACGAGAACTAAGGTAAGGACATGGAAACACATAACCAAGCAGAACTTGACAAAGCACTTGACGAGTGGGAAAAGACCTACCGTCCTATCAAGAACCACATTGACCCCAACGCATCATGGAGCGGGACGATGTACGAGACCTATGGTGACGAAGTTGACTTTGTGTGGAAGTATGACGAGACCCATGTGTGGACATGGGTGGACACGGACGAGGGCACGTTCATCACTGCGGGATTCCATTTAGTCAACCGTATAGGGTATTTCATCACCGAAGAGCCGTGGTCTCAGCCTGACCAAGAGATTCAGGTTGACTACCCCACGGAATGGGAGGATGATGACAATGATTGACCTGCAATTGTTGCTGGAGAACGAGTACAAGACTGATTTTCCTGAATTGCTGGAACCTTACGCAATTGACATTGAGTGGGAATCATCCTCCTGCGAATCATGGAGTGGGAAGATTTACCAAGAGAACACAGAAGACGGTCATTACCCCATGTGTGCCGTGGAGAACACTGGCACAGGGGCTCAGAACAATTACTACCCCATTGTTTTCAATCAGTTCCCTATTTTCAAGAAGATTGCCACGAAGTGCTTTCCCACAGCATTGGAGCCTCTTGACTACGCTTGTATGTACCTTGAAATACGTGATGCATACAGGCAACAGGATTTGGACAGCCAATACTGATTGAGATACAGTGAGAGCATGACAACGACACAACGTACCAAATACCTAGAAGACCCGAGTGCCTGCCCGTACTGTGGTTACGACGATTTTGACTACATGGAGCAGGATGGCGACACACAGAACCTGTGGATTACATGGTCATGTGGTAACACCGAATGCGCTGGGTCATGGACTGAGGAGTACACGCTCACCAATGTGTTCCTCAAAGGTCACGATTTGGACTGACAACAAACTAAATGATAAGGTAACAACATGACAACGGAATCAATTATTTACAAGGGCATTGACTGCTACGTGGTGTGGGATGATGAAGAGTCACCCACTTGGAACTACATTTCATTTGGAGTGTGGGATGAGGAACTTCATGATTCGTTCGGAGTCAGGGATGACCGCATCTTCTATTACTTTGACTCTGATGAGGTGGAAGCACTAGCCACGGCAATCGCCAATGGAGACAAATCATTTAAGGTAGACCCTGACTGGCACATTGACCTGAGTCAAGGCTTTGAGTACCAAACGGTTTGAAAGGAAAGGAAACATAATGAAGATACGGGTAGTCAATCGTTACAAGTGGACGCAATTCAAGAAGAAAGTAGTGGGAACATCTCTGATTGCAGGAGTCACGCTGTCTTTCGGCGTTGAGAACGGTGGGATGGTGTACGGCTACGTTGGCTTGGGGTTTGCGGCATTCGCACTGCTGGTGTTCAGAACCATTGACGAATGGTACATCTGAATCTTGTGTGGGGTGTTCTGATTCCTGAGGTTCGTTGCCCCTTAGTTGAATCGGAACGCTCCACAGAGGATTTGGACAGAAGAAAACAA